ATGGTCCCGTCCCTGGAATATCTCGCCCGTTCCGCCGTCATCGAAATTGCTATCCGTAAAAATAAATCTCGTTACAAACAATATATTCTGTTCGATGAGCACATTGATCAATATATTCACTTAATAAATAAAAAATTCCCTTTGATTAAAACTCATCAGCTCGGTATTAATACGCTTTTAATTTTTCAATAGGGTTTTATGAGAAAGTTTCTTCTTTTTCTTTTTGTTCTATCTTCACTTTATTGCTACTCAGACGAATACAAAAGAGTTTACCTTGCCACTTTCCCGCGCTCAGGCAATCATTGGATGCGAAAACTGATCGAGGAGGCAACAGGTATTGCAACGTGTACTGTCTATCATGCTCGTGATTTTTATGTCTCTGGCCCATGTGGATATTTTCTAGAAAACGGCATCGAGGGAAATAGACGTTATCCATCAAGAGATGAGATTGTTGTCATAAAAACTCATTATCCTGTTTTTAAAAAAAACAAATTTGATCTACAGCCGTACATAAAGGTTGTTCGCATCGTTAGAGATCCCGTTGATAGCCTTTACTCTCTATATCAAATGGGATTCATGGAAGAGCAACAAAGCGTAGATGATAAATTCCTAAGGGAATTTATTCAGCATTATAAACAACACATGGAATTTTGGGACAAACAAAAGAATGTGTATACAGTGAGATACGAGGATTTATTGGACGATCTCAAAGGAAATTTCACAAAAATCATGAGGGAAATTGGTTACAGAGTAACTCATGAGGATATCGAAAGAGCTGTCAAACGATATCCTGCGCAGGGCAGCGAATTAAAACACATCCATCGGTTTACACTCAAACAACTAGAGATGATCCAGACGGAGCTCTCCGAAATCCTGCACAAATATGATTATGCAATTTTCATGAGCGAAATTAGATAATCTTAACTCCTCCAAACGAACAAACTCCTGAGGCTGCTGCTGTAACGCTAATCACTTTTGTGCCTCCAGATACTTGTAAGAGCACGGTAGCTGTATCACCTGCTGCCATAGTGCAAAAAACAGACCCACTGATTCTAAATGCGTTTCCGCCAGTTTGCACTGATGCCAAAGAACCCGAAAATATAGAGTAACTGCGAGCTGTAGTGACTAAGTTACAAACTCCAGTCGTGTGAGAACCTGTTATCCCGTTAATTGATAATGTCACGGTAAATATGTACCCCCCAGCCACATTAGCTGTAAACGTGCTCGTCCCGTCAAAATCTCCATTTTGGTCAAGAACTTCGGTGGCTGTAAATGTGACAGTGTAGGCAGTTCCATCCCCTGTGACGTTTGATTGTGCAGCAGCAATCGCTTGGAATGCGGGCTGTTTAGAGCTCGATTGAATGCCGTATCGTGAGGGAAACGCTGTCTGAGTAGTTGTGTTAATCGTACCTGTCGAGGTGGAGGGGAAAAATCCTAGATTTGAGTAGACAACCGTTCCCGCTCCAGTGATTGTGTTAGTATTGCTAGAGCCAATATAACAATTTCTGGCATTGACTGTTGTTCCAGCGCCTACTGATATTGCAGAGGCTGATCCTGCAAAAATTCGACAATACGTTAAATTTGATGTGCCTGTGCCTGCTGTTGTGATTGCTGTAGCATTTAAATTCTGCGTGAAAAAACTTGAAAAAACAAATGACAAAGCTCCTGTGCTAGATGTATTAACTGGATTTGTAAATTGGGTTGCATCACCCTGCACGAGGGTTGCTGAGGTTGTACTAGCTGTTGTAGATCCACCACTATTTTCAAATTTACAGTAAAAAAAGTTTAGGGTCCCTGCACTGCTCGCGCTGAAAAGTGCAATTCCTATCGTTGTGATATCTCCATCACATCGTCTACAGTTAATCACAGCACTAGAGCTAGACGATGTAAAACTAATTCCAGTCGCATCTGTACAATTGAGGTAACAATTAACTAAATTGACAATAGTCGCATTGATGCCACTCACTGTGAGGAAAGCCGCACCATTAGTTTGCAATCTCACTCCTGAAATTGTACAAGTCCCTGCAAAAGTAGCTGTGCAATTACCGACAATCGTCACATTTGGGGTATATCCATCGGAAAAAGCTGTGATATTTACGCCTGATTTTAGAGTAAGATTTTCAGTATAGGTTCCAGGGCGAATGAAAATCGTGTCTCCTGAGGACGCTGAATTTAAGGCGGATGCTATTGTTGTGTGAGTGCCTTGTGTTGCATCACTAGAAACTATCCATTTCGCGCATCCAAAAGTATTGGTGCTTATTTGTTGAACCATATTACCTTAATTTTTATGTTAATCCGTTCTATGCAACTGTTAAATTTCCGACGCTTGATAAAACAAGCCAATCACTATTGGCAGTAATTCCGACTACCTCGACTGTATCATATCGATTCGTTGCCGTTAGCGATCCTCCTACTGAAGTATCCTGAGCCCCAAAATGAATGGTATCTCCCGTATTAGCAGCCAAGGCCCATAAGCCTGCACCTTTACCTCCTATTCGCACAACATCTCCCACGGCAAACGTAGAGGGCAACGTGATAGTAACCAGTCCAGCATTATTTGCAATATATCCATTGTTAACCGCAGCCGATTGAGAAACTCCTGTAACCTCTGTCCATGTCATCCCTCCACCGCTTGCTGCAATAGTGATACTACCAGCGCCATTTGTAATTGACACACCTGTACCTGCCGTTAAGGTCGCGAGAACTGGATCAGCTCCTGTTGATCCGATTGGAATTTGTCCGTTTGTTGCAGCCCCTAGGGTAGTAGCTGCTGTTAAAGCACCTCGACCAACAAATAGAGCGTGGTTTGTTCCCTGAATATTCAATTTAAGAGTGTTTGCAGTCGATCCATCACTAAAAAGAGTGCTAGAACCAATAACTGCCACATTACCATTGCTATCTGGTGCGACTGGACCACTCAAATCTGTTGATAGACTATCAATAGCCTGTCCACCCCCAGATAATCCAATTGTAATAGAGCCAGCACCATTTGTGATGCTTACACCAGGACCAGCGGTTAGAGTTCCAACTCGAATCTTAGGAGAATTTGTTGAGCCAATGAGTAATTGTCCGTCCGTTGTAACTTTTCCCGCTACAGGTGAACCGCCTGAAAAGTCAACGTTATCTGCAAACACGACATTGTTATCAAAACCAGGCATATCTCTCCTAACTGATAAATAAATATTCTGTTAATGCTATCCAATGTATGGTTGCTCCATCTATCCCAGTAGCTGTTAATGTGGCATTATTCCCAGAGACGTCATTAACAACATTTGCCCCTGATAATGCACCCTCTTCCGTCGTAAATGCTGTGGTAGTTCCAACCGCTGTAGCAGCTGCTCCAGTTGTTCTAACTACACGGTAAGAAGCATAGCCAGCGCTTAGATTATTGGTTGTATCGAAAGCAGAAACATATGTTCTAAATAGATACGTACCTGGAGTTGCTCCTAATGCAAAGCTATAAATAGTTTGAGGAGTAGTACCATCAGTTGTGGTGGCTGTTCCAGTGACTCGATTAGTTAACTGATAAGTTAAAGTACTTCCTGATGCTGTAGATCTAATCCCATTGACATTATTAGCAGTAGTATCATCTGAGAAAAGATTAATATTATTAGCTGCTGGTACTGCAACTGTTGCATCATCGGCAGTAAATTGAGTGGGAACATTAGGAGGTAAATTTCCTGATGTCGTCGCAATAAAAAACTGAGACATTAACTCCCCCTTATCTTATACCAATGATATATAGATTACCTGTTCCCGCTGTTCCCTTTCCAAATATAACTTGTCCTTTTCGTCCATATAACGTGCCAGCACCATAAGCAGAATTATCGGCATGATTAGTTTGTAAATCTATGATAATTGTTGCTCCCGAAGGATAGAAATCATGATCTGTTACACCATCATAACTAATGTCAATTCCTTGTGTACCAGCGTTATAAATTTTAAGAATCTTAATATCATCTCCAAATCCAGTTCCATTTAAAGCTTGATATGTCCCTGTAATAGTAGCAGTATTAAATACAGCTCTAGGGATAAATTGAAAAGAACTCAAATCAGCGGCCATTATTTACTCCTTTGGAGCTTCATCCATTTTAACAGTCTCTGTTTTGGATGCTTCCTGTATCCTTTCTAAAACAAAATTTCGCATTTCCGTTAATACATCAAAAATCTCCCCAAGCGGACTTTCTGGAGATAAAAGTAATTGATAAACTCTCTCAAGTTTTTTGATTTCGAATGCTATGTGATTTTTGATCATATTCTTCCTATTTAGTGATTTAGACTTGCTAGTTTTGATTCTAGCAAGCCTAATTATATTTTCCTACATTAGATTAGGTCGATTTTCTACCGCACCAAATTGATCCGTTATAGACCATATCGATGGAAGAAAATGCGGTTGACAATGTCGCTGTAGCAGCAGAAGCTCCTGCCGATGCAATATTATGTCCGTTACCGCTGATAGTCACATTATTAATTGCGGCCTGACCAGCACCATCATAAACAACAATTCTTCGTCCTGTAGCAGGTGCACCTGGTAATGTAATGGTCATTATCCCAGCAGTTGAATCTGTTGTAATAAAATAATCAGATCCTAAAACGCTGTAGGGTGAAGCTGCAGTGGCAACAGAGGTTACCTTTACTGTTTGACCAGATTGCAGGCTGATTCCGCCTGTTCCAGCTTGAATGGTTGTCGTAGAGGTTGTATTGGTAGAACCTAGAGTTACAGTTTTGGCGGCAGCTCCAGCTCCAATACTTAAAGTAGTGGCGGCTGCATCGTTACTGATTGTAATTGCGCCTGTTCCTGTGGCTAAAGTAAATATACCATTAGTTGTAGTATAAGTTGTTCCACCTGTTCCCGTATTAACGTTAACAGCAGTTGCACCAGTGACGTTACCAACAGTAATCGTTTTAGCTGCGGCATCTGTTCCAACGTTAATCGCGCCTGTTCCTGTCGCTAATGACCAAGAACCATTAGTTGTGGTCCAGGTGTTGGCCCCAGTTCCTGAATTGTGGTTAATTGCCGTAGCGCCTGTCACGTTACCAATTGTAATCGTTTTCGCAGCCGCATCTGTACCAATATTAATTGCGCCAGTACCAGAAACTAATGCAAGAGTGGAGTTTGTAGTCGTATAAGTAGAACCACCTGTACCAGCTGTGATATTGACAGCAGTAGCACCAGTAGCATTACCAATGGTGATTGTCTTAGCAATGGCTGTACCAATATTGATCGCGCCTGAGCCAGAATCAATAGTGACAGCGGTAGCACCTGTTTGGTTACCTATCACGATTGATTTAGCAGCGGCATCCTGGCCGATGTTAATCGTTCCTGTACCAGTGACCAATGAAAAATTCCCGTTAGTTGTCGTCCAGGAAGAAGCTCCTGATCCTGAATTAACGACAACAGCAGTCGCTCCTGTGATATTACCAATGGTAATAGTTTTAGCGGCTGCGTCAGTACCAACGTTAATTGCTCCCGTGCCAGTAGCAAGAGACCAAGCAGCGTTAGTTGTAGTCCAAGTATTCGCACCTGTACCAGAGTTGTGATTGATAGCGGTTGCACCAGTAGTATTCCCTATCGTAATTGTTTTGGCTGCAGCATCTGTTCCAATGCCAATAGAGCCTGTACCTGTAACCAAAGAGAAGTTACCATTAGTTGTTGTATAGGTAGAACCACCTGTTCCTGTGTTAATATTAACAGCAGTTGCGCCTGTTACGTTACCAATCGTAATCGTTTTAGCCACAGCTGTACCAACGTTAATAGCTCCTGTGCCTGAATCAATCGTAACTGATGTGCCACCTGTTTGGTTACCAATTACAATTGCCTTAGCAGCTGCATCTTGACCAATATTAATAGTACCTGTACCAGTGACCAATGAAAAGTTTCCGTTAGTTGTTGTCCAAGCGCATGCTCCTGTACCACTGTTTACGTTAACTGCAGTCGCTCCTGTAACGTTACCTATGGTCACAGTATGAGCAATGGCATTTGTACCAATATTGAGGGCACCTGTACCACAGTTAAGGACTAAGCTAGTGGCACCTGTTGAGTTACCCATTGTAATTGTTTGAGCAACTGCATCTGTACCAATATTGATACCAGCTGTACCAGAATTCAATACAAGCTGAGTTGCACCAGTAGCATTACCAATGGTAATAACTCTAGCAGCTGCTCCTGTTCCTATATTAATTGCATCTGCTGAAGCGTCATTTCCTAAATTTAATGCTGTTCCAGCTGTATTAATAGTTGCACTTGCAGAACCTGTAATTAAACCAGAGGCATTAACAGTCGTGAACGTACCAGCAGCAGCGCTTGTACCACCTATCGCAGGAGGAGAAGCAAAAACAGAGGCCAAGTTGCTTGGCTGGACGCATAAAGCAAGAGCGCCAGTTGAAGCTGTTCCCGCTACCGCCTGAGCATTGGTTGCAAGTTCAACAATACCCATATTAGTCGTTGTTGCAACAGGAGCTCCAGCAATAGCTATTCCATCGACATAGTCCTTAATCTCTTTTACAGTAGGAACTAATGTTGTAGAAGAAGCATCTCCTGCAATAGAGCTAGATAATTGAACGATACCAGGGCTTGAAGTTGTAGCGTAGGCATTGCTACCTTGTTGCCACACTCCTCCTCCAACTGTTTCATAAATCACGTTTGGACTCACACTTTCATCAACCCATTGTGTTCCATCCGTATAAACATCGTTGCTAGTTGGTGCCCTTTGAGCCTGAATGACAGGGGGATTAGCAACTGGATCTATACCCAAGTAGCCCAGAGGGTTTGAGCTATTAAAATTGGTCATAAAATTCTCCCTTGTTTTATTTCAATCTTTGGTATGGGTATCCCCCATTCCTAATTAACTCGTAAAACGCAGCTCCCAGACTCGGAATTTTTCCTTGCCACCATTCTCCAAATTGATTTTTCCCATCGGTTTTTGCAGGAACTGCTCCTTTTTGGAATATATTAAATACTCCTGGTGGTACCCCTTCATAAGCGTACACTCCACCGTTATTGAACCTTACTAACAGCTCTCCTCTTTGCGAATCATATTGAAATCCATAGATATTGGAGCTCATTAGAGGTGCATGCGGTATACCATCTGCTTCCAGATTGATTCCTTCTGGGAACCTTTGTGTTAATTCGGCTATTACTTGCTGTAGCTGCGATGGGTTCGCAAGCAATTGCTGAAAGTTGGTATCTGGAAAGGTCCTTAAATATTCAACAAAGGCGTCTGGTTTACCTCCTGCTAATATCCATAATAGGTCTGTTCCTTGAGGCGCGGGAGCTTGCACTTGGGATTTTTGCTGATTGTATTCATTAATAAACCCCATGACCTCTTGGAGAAAAACAGCCAATTCCTGCTGAGTAGTAGCATTGAGACTACTTCCATTCCTTTCGATATAGTCAATAAGCTGTGAAACATATCCCAGCAATTCATCCATCAACGCCCTCTAAGATTTTGAATACTGGAACGAATACCTTGCATTAATTGCAACAATTGTGGATCTAATCCTTGTCCTTGCTGTGGTTGTTGGGGATTTGCGTTTGTTTGCTGTGGCTGTTGTGGCTGTTTTTCGGTTTGTGGGTTTTCTTGCCCAAATATAGACTGCAAAATAGAAGAGAAATTTGTTTTATGATCTTGTTCTATTTTTTTTATGACGTTCTTAAATTTAGGATCTAATTGCGCTAAAGCCCCTGCCTCTAATGGAGTTCTTCCTTTATTAATGTAGTCCTGCAGAAAGTTATTAAGTTCATCAGAATATTGAGCAATAATGTTTTTTTGCTCAGTTGAGGCTTGAGATTTTAATTTATTATTTAAAAAATCTAATCCCGATTTTAAATCTAGCCCCATTGATTGTCCTGTTTTGAGAAATTTTCCAAGTTCAGGACTAATTTTACTGATACCCTTTAGAGCTAATTCGGCTGGGATAAATTCATTTAAAAATGGTAATACTTTAGAAAGTCCTTTTGCTCCAGCAACAGCAGTACCAACCCCAAGAGCTGCTGTTCCAACATTTGCAGCAAATTTTAAACCTTTCTTAATATCCTGATTTTTACTTTTTGCCATTTCTATCTCAGAAATCGCGGCTAATTCGTCGGGTCTTAAAACCATTATTTTCTCCTATAAAAAGGCAGAACAAAAATATCTCCCCAGCTAGGCGAAAAATCATTAAAAGGATTGGCAATTTCATCTTTTTGCCTAGCATTTCGTAATTGATCTCTATTTTCTCTAATTTCATCTATAAAAGACTGAGAATCAAAAGATGAATTGTTATCCATTAAATTTTTTATAATAGAAAAAATACTATCCTTGGGAGTTAAGTTCTTTAAAACTTCGAGAGCCAATTGTCTAGCGTAAGTTTCTCTCTCATTCGTTTTAATAAGAGGGAAACGTTTTGTATTTGAAGTAAGATTTTGCAAATTAGAATTCAGAGGATAAGCAATAGAAGCAGCACCAAAAGAAGATAATCCAAAACCTGTAGTAGCTGGTTTGATCTCATTTCCATTTGCATCAATTACCGCAGGACTATTGTTTTGTTTTAAAATATTATAATATTCATCAAGATCATCGGCTTTATCAAATATCTTCTGATACTCTTTTAAAGAATTAAATGTGCTCGTACCCTTAAAAAATGTTCCAATATTTGTTTTTGTTGCATCAGTATTTAATTTTACTTTTGTTTGGGCTAGAGCTTTCAGTCTATTTGACCAATCGTTTGCCACATCTTGGACGCTTGCATTAGGATTTAATCTTAAATCTCTTTCCATTCCTCTTTGAGCATTTAAAAGCATATCTCCCGTAATATCTTCGAATAATTTCTCACCTTTCTTCTGTAATTTTGTTTCTAATTGGGAAAGGAGTTCTCCTTTTGCTTCTTCTCTTCTTCCTTTTAATTCTTCATAACGCTGCTTTAATGCTGGTGCTTGACCTAAATCCCTTGCCTCATCATCAACTTGTAAATCTTTAGCCTGATCTGGTGTAAATCCTTGATCAATATAATCTCTAATTACTGCATCACGTTTTTGAGGAGTCCAAGGAGTCTTGGTCAAAAATTCTTCATTTAAAGGATTTTCACCCACAATTTGAGGTTGGCCGAATTCAGTTCTAGGAACTGGAGGAGTGCGTTGTTCAGGAATAGGTTGAAATTCCTCTTGAGCAAAATTTTGTCTTGAAACTTGTCCTGGTAATTGCCCAAATTGAGCATTTTGTAAACTAGATTGAAAAGATGGAAGAGCTTCTTCTCTTGTAGATCTATTAGCACTATTGCGATAAGCATTTGATAAATTCTGCTGTTTTACTAATTCTCCAAAAGTTTGAATAGCTTGTGGTGTAATGCCAGGAATTGAAAGCAGCTGAGCGTATTGTTGCAATAGAGGATTAGTAGATTGTTGGGCAAATTGATTTAACCCAGCAGCCATCCTTTCTTGTTCTACAGCCTTAGGCAATTGCTCGGCTAAATTTTTCCCAAGATTTTGACCTATACGGCCGAAGATGCTTGGTTGCTTGACTTCGTAACTACCACTTTTAACCATTATCTTAACCTCGGATTAAAATCAGGGAGTGAAGAGAAACTATTATTAGTTGATTGATTTCCGTAAGGAGATGTAGAGCCGAATTTATTCTTGATAAAATTGCCAGCGATATTTCCAAAAGCTCCCAGCGCAGGCCCTCCAACAGCAGTTAAAGCTGCACCCCCTATTGCTGGCAGAGCTTGTGATAAAAATCCCTCAGATCCTTGTTGTGTTGTTTGATATTGGGCGTGTGGAGTTAAAGAAGATTGGCCAATATTAAATAAGCCTTGAGCTCCTTGTTGCCTTAGTTGTGCTCGCAAAGCCCCCAATCTTTCACTGAGATCTGTCCCAGCATTAACTGCTGCATTACGAAAACCACTACTCGATAATCCACCCGATCCCATACCAGCAAATTGCTCGGCCAATTCTGGAATAATTTGTTCTCTAAATTGTCTAAGTTCTGGCGCTGCGAATGCGTCAAAATCAGGACTAGCATTGCTGAGAAGATCGCGATAATAATCAGCCGTCTCACCAAAGGCTCCTCCAGCACCACGTCTTCTTGCAGCTCTTTCCAACATCTGTTGATTTCTTAATTGACTTGGTGTCAAATTTGAAACTTGTTCTCTAACTTCAGGAGTTCCTACAAAGAAATCTTTTATCGAATCAAAAAAACCCATAATTAAAGCTCCTGTATGTATTCAATGAACACAAAGCATCTAGTATAATTACTAAAATTAGCACCTGTTGTGATGTGGATGAACTGACTATCTAAATAAAGTTTGATGTTTTCATTTAAAGTTGGTGAAGAATGATCAATATTAAATGAAGTCAATCCTACAGGATCAGTTGCAGCTGCCCATAATTGGATTAAGGTAAAATTGGCATCAATTTGAATCCCATGAGCAACAGTTTTATCTCCCGCATTCGGTAAAGGTCCAAAGTCCACTACCTTTCTCAGCACAGTCCTGAATTGAGGGGCTGTTCCACTAGATGGAGAAGTTGTGGGAATAAACTGCTTTCCACTTAATAGTTCTTCATCTAGAAACCAACCAATCTCTCTAATATTAACAGCATTAGATATTCGCTTAAGTTGTTCCACAAGGAAAGGGCGAGCATCTTCCCAAGTTTCGGGAACTGTATCGTAAACTGGGACATAGCTTTCGAATATCTGACTTGTATTATTCATTATTGAAGCCTATAAAAAGTTAGAGTCCAATAAACATTATTATAAGTTGTTGCAGTTGCTGTATTTGTTAATTGAAGAATGGCTCCTGATTGTCCTACAGCAAATCCGATTCTAGTTTCAGAAACTCCTGTAAAAGCAGATCCTGACCAAATTCCATAGAATAAGTCATATCTATTAGGTAATACAAAATCCCCAGCAAATAATTGAAATGAAGCTCTAGGTAATCCAGTGAAATCAAATATAGTTATTGTCTGTGAAGAGATCATTACAATAGGTGTAGAAGGAGATTGAAGATATGTCACAGGTGTTGGAACAGCATTGCTTGGACCTCTTGAATATTGAATTACTCCAAGATTTGCAGAATCTTGCATTGCATAGAACTTAGGTTCTGCTGCCGCTGTTGTTGGATGTGATCCCCCTACAATCAATGGCGTTGTAACCTGATTATGCTTCCCTCTATTCGTAGTAGCATTACTAAACGTATAATGATCAACAGCGAAAGTGTTATTCAAAGATAGGTTGTTACTTTTTAATTGTCCTTGAGAATTACTCAACAGATCATTTGGATTAGGAATATTAGGATTAAAAGCCATTTTAAATACCTATTGGTAATTGTTTACCTGCTCGACGCACCCATAAAATTTGCGCATCTATTTGCACATCACTCTCTTGAGCATCACTAATTAATTGAGCATTTGAAAGAGTCCATTCAATCGTTAGAAAAGCTGCTCGGCTAGGACAAAAAACTCTTTGCCAGTTTTTAGTTGATCCTCGATCGATCTCAACACTAGTAGGAACTACAGAATTAAAGAAAAGATCTGGTTGATTAGTGGAAGGAATAACATTTTCAGGAGATGTATTAATTGGTTGAGAGTCATTATAATCAGCATAGACATTAAGAGTGATTTCTCCGTTTGTCGTGTTATTCATCAAGATGTCAATGTAACCAAGTTGGATATTCTCTCCGTCATCTAGGAAATTAAATTTCTTACTTGTAATACTGAATCCATCTCTAACTAAGATTTGCCCTCCTCCAATATAAGTATCAGGAGGATCTACTTGAGGTTCATCGAAATCCCCTGTATTTGGATCGTAAATCCAAAGTTCAAGGTTATCGATATCTACAACAACAACACCAAAAATCTGATCATTTAAATTATCGAATGGAGTTCCTGTTGGGATATCTTGAATTTGAATTACTTGCCCTGTCTGTAGATTATGATTGGGACTATTTATGACTGTAGGGGTAGTCGTATTACCAGTGATATTCTTAATATATAGACTAACATCTCCCTGAACCTGAGAATCTAAATACTCAACAAAACCTTGTTGATTTCCTCCTACGATAGAAGGAAATAAAGAAGGTCTTGACGACCATGGTTCATTTTGTCTAACCCACTTTACTTTAGAACTTGCCCAAGTAGGACTAGAAGGTGGCTGATAAGTACCCAAGGTAGTTAAAGAATCTGTGAATATTCCCCATGAATCATTTTCATAATTATAAACAAGTAATCGGTTTGGAAATATATTGCTAGATTCATCATCAGGCTTAAAAGGATAAGTCCAATAAGCCAATCTTCGGAAAAAATCTCGAATTCCATGAATTCTTTTTGGTCCATTATTATCATTATTAAATTGAAAAACTAAATCAGGAATCTTAATATCTATGCGATCACTTTTATAACTATCGCATTCGACAATTCCCTTATCTCCAATTCCAACGAGAGAAGTATCAAACTGTACCGCACTAAATGTGCTTTCTGCTCCCAGTTCGCTATTAACTTTCTCTATTTGGAATGGGGCTATTGATCGTCCTGTATATCTAAGTTGCCAAGTGCTTCTCTCACAATAAACCACAAGGTTATCTCTAACAAAACCAACAGAAACAATATCTTCAGAGGTTGGAATATCAAGAAATCCTCCTTGTCCTCTAACATCGTCTACCCATGGCTGATAAGTACCATTAGGGATAGGATTTCCAATGGCGGCCCATCTAATACGCTGAGGAAATTGATCTGAACCAGCTAGATTAGGTCCTTCCCAAGTATTAAAAACAAGCAATCTTCCTCTAAATGGCAAAATTGCTAAACATTGATTGAGAAATTGAGTTCCTGCAGAATTAATTTGAGGTGCGAAATTTGTCCAAGTTACTCCATCGGTATAACGAATGGGATCACCTGGATTTTGATTAAAGTTGGTTACCCAAAAAAGCTTATTATTATTGCTATCAACCCAGTAATTTGTAGACCAGAAAAAGTCTGAATCATTCCCAGTCCAAGTTGTGAATGGAATAAATTCAGTCCAAGATGTTCCAGAGAAAATATAAGCATAGGTCTGATCAAAGGCAACTAGCTGCTCATCATTGATATCATTTAGCTCTCTAGTCCGTAAACCCATGACAGGCAAGTTAGGATTGTAAGAAAAATCAATCTTAGTAGCTAGATTAGGAAAAGAAGCATTAGAGAAATTCAAATCACCTGTTGCATAATTTATTGTCCCAGAAGACACACCCAGTCTAATTAGATTGCCATCCCCATCGCTATCAAAGAAATTTCCTCCCCCTACTGTTAAATGAACTGTAGTAGGAACAATAGTGGCATTTGTCTCTAAAGGCACAATAGCTTTTAAATTCGCTGTAAGATTTCCGCCTCCATCTGTATTCCCTAAAGCAATACCTGTTAAATTTCTCTGTAAACGTCCAAGAAGTTCGAATCCTCTTTTTCTTAGAATTCTTTCTCTCCAAACATAAGCGTTTTCTAGCACTGGATAGGCATCATTAGGCAGGATAAACTCTTCCCTTTCCTGGACAAGACCAGTTGTCATCCCTGTAATCTTTAAAGGCCTATAACCACCCATCTAGTACCATCCTCCAGTTCCCCACGCTCCATTATTCCATCCCTGTTGCATGACGGAAGCTGAGAAGATAGTTGCATTGCGTTGTCCAATTTCCTCTACACCTTGACGTTCTAAAACCAAGGCTTCTTGACGATCAAATAAGGCAGATAAATTTTGAAGGCCTTCCATATCCTGACGATCTTCTAAGACTTTAATAGCAGCCCCAATTGCGATATATTGCCACCATTGATTAAGAATAGGACTATCAGTGGATAGCATGAATTGAACAGGAGTCAGATAAGTTTCTACTTCGACTTTATGGACAAATTTAGGAATTGGACGAATATGGAATTCGTTATTCCAGAAGAGTAGTGTATATGGCCTTCCTGTTTGATACTGGGAGACATATAAGGTCATTTGCCCAGAAGCTGGAATCACATTAGCTAAAGAAAAATCAACAGAAAATATCCCCGTCACATAATCAACCGATCCAACATTAGTTAAAGCATTTAAACCAGGATTTAATGTATTCAAGTTTTTCATTCCTGGAACTTGATCATATTCTCCTGGAACAGAAACAACTGGATTTGGTGTAAGATAATTAAGATTTCCATTACCATCATCTGCAACTTGAATAGGATTTCCATTAGTATCTGTTCCTCCCAATGTCACCATGAGAGGTAAAATAGGGAAAGCTCCTATTGTGAAATTAAATTGTTGAGTTATTCCATTTCCAGAAATAGGCTGAAATTTTGTAGGCCATCTTGGCCACATACGGAAGAAGTCATCTCGATTTTTATATAAATATCCTTGAATTCCATCGAAGTAAACAGGTTCTCTTACTCCCTGATTATAGTTAACATCTAAAGGATATCGATCAACATATGGTTGTGTATAGAATGTGTACACAGAGCGCATTTGATCGATCTTGATAGCATACGGGAAATCATTATTATAAAATGTATTAATATAATTATCGATATCAGCAGTCGAAAGTGTGGACTCACTAGGTGAAGCTGTAAGTCTGCGCACTTTCTTTCTTATAGCTGTGACTGTATTGTCTGCTGGACTGACTGCTGTCATTTTTCCTCAAAATTTAGAAGCTAACTGGAACTAATTCGTGTAAACGATCTTTTCCCTCGATTTTACCAACTCCGTCTTTGGGGCCATCTTCTTTGGAGCGGCGATTTAAACCATCTGATTCATTCACTTCTTTCACGAATCCATATGGCAACTCGTAAACCTCTCCAGGAATCAAATGGTAAATTCTGATAGGATCACCAGCCCAACGGCAATATGGTTTCGTCAAACGTTCATGATTACCTCGATGATTGATGTATCTGGCTTTAACTATTTTAGCCTCTTCTTTTCTTAGCTTTTCGGCTTTAGTTTTCCATTCTGGTTCCATATGTTTAAAACCATCGTCTTTAACGCTATTAGCCAATGTATTAATAAGGCCATGTTGTTCACCATTTTTCACCATAGTTAAAGTCATATCTTACCTCTTGTGCATTTTCTTTAAGGTCTTTGCGAGCGCAGCTCTTTTACGCATTAAAGGACTTTTGGAATGCTCAGCTTTTTCAAGCTTTGATTCTGGAATTTTTTCACCCTGTTTGACATGTAAAGCCTTATGTAAGGCGCCTTTTTTCATGTGCATGTCTTGAATAAACTTTTTCTTTTCTGCCATTAGTTCCCTGTATTATTTAAGGATTGAAAAGGTTCTTTATTTGTAAAATTACTAAACTGTAAGTTCCTAGAACCAGCAGGAGATAAGCTGGCAGGTTGAACATTTCCTGTTGGTGGATAAACAAAAGCATCAAACAAGCTGGCATCTATATCTACCGTAAAGGTATCCACTCCTAGCGCTATGATTTGCCCCGTCAGGCCATTGGCTTGAATCATTCCATAATCTGATGGAACAAATAAGCGTATTAACTGCCCAACAATGTAACTATTTTGATCCGTATCTATGTAAGTGATCACCATCGGATTGGTTCGCGTGATATTAGTTATCAGCAAAGCCCCTGGGATCACAGGACAAATAGGAAGAAAAGTGTTAGCATTGTTGGGTACAGTCATCTATTAGGTTTCCATCTTATAAGCTTGCCACACAATCACATCTCCAGCAGAACCAGCAGGAGATTGAGCACCAGCTGCCAAGAACATATAAGGAGTGAATTGTCCTGTATGGAAAGGTTGCAATGTAAAATTGTAACCAGTCTGGACTTGTGTTACAGGATTATAGGATGTCTGAACACCAGCAGGAGCCACAGTTGCAAACAACGAGGCTGTGGGTGAACTAGTTGTTGCTGGAAAAGCAAAAGCTGTGAATGAAGAGCTATCAATGTCAACTACCATGTTATAGGCAGCAACGTTTGCTCCCCCTGAATTGGAAACATTCAACTGAGTAATTGTTCCTGTAAGCCCGTTAATTTGAGTCATTCCAAAAGAAGAAGGAACACTAATACGGACTTTCATTCCAACTACATAATAGTTAGAAGGATCAACAGATGTACTAATGATTGTTCCCGAAGGCGCAGCTGTAACAGCAGTACCTGGAGCAATATTTGTGATATAAAGAAACTCTGGATCAACAGCAGCATTCTTTGATATACGACGTGTATTACCAGCTGTTGCAGCTGTCAGACCATTTGCAGCTGTATTTGGCAAACCTAATAAAGTATAGCCAGATCCAGAAACAGATGAGATCTGAAAATCCATGCCAGCGATTGTTAAATCACCAGTCGTATTATAAATACGAATGATATCTCCATTAGAATAGCTATTAGTTTGAGAAACAACAGCAGGATTTGCTTGTGTAATAGCTGTAATAGCATTAGATGCTTGAGCCTCAACAACTGGGCTTGTAGTTACATAAGTGAAACCACCTGATGTAACCTGCGTGATATTAACAGCATTAGTTGAGTTGGTTTTTAACCATTCAATTGCATTGTCTGCTGCTGTTAAACCATTATACCACTCAAACATAAAGCCTCGACCCGTTGCTTGTGTCGTAGCAAGTTGAGTCAAGTTTTGAACCTTGAAATAATCTACAGAGCTAGGTAAAGGAATTTTAACTCCAGCAGCTGGATTAGATTGAGTAAATGAACCTTGAGTTACGATAGTAAAAGCCATAATGAATCCCTCCTTATAGTCTAGATGTTACGTTAAGGCCAGAGATCCAGTTTTGGTTTGTAATCGCACGAGCGATAGCAAACTTAGCGTAGAGCTGGCTGTTTTGTGCCACGCTAGACACAACATATGGAGGACGATAGCCCAATACTGCGGTATAGTTGTTTTGTTCAACCTTGGCAGCAGCTTCTAAACCATACATCGGGATTGTGTAAACTGTTGCGCCTCTTAATGAAGCACCAGGAATCTTGTTTGCTTTGCTAGATACAAAGAAACGGAAACGGCTAATTGAGCAGTATTCTTCTGGACGAAGACCTTCTTGATGGGGATAAGCATTCTTTAAAAGAACACCCGATACGTTTTGAAGATCAGGAGTGATATCAGTAGACGCTAAAGCAATGAAAGCATCTCTAGTTGGAGCAGTTCCAAACTTTAGATCTGCATCAATTCCTTCGAGCATGGTTCTTGCATCATTACCTAACAAGATACGCTCGATATTGTTCACATCATTACGCGAAATTTCACTAGGCTGGTCCCCGTTAATGCCCCCTGTAGCATTGAGGTAGCTCACTGAAGAAGCATAGAGGTCTCTCATCAAGAGATCTTCCTTCTCACGGAGCCACTGACCTAAGAGAGCTGTAAATTTTGTAAGAACTTTGTCGTTTTCATAGAGCGTAACCTGCTCGTTAATTACAACTGTCTTAGCATAGATTTCCATTGTAGCATCAATATCTGTACGGACAACGACTTCTGGAGCTGGATCGATCCCTGAACCATCCAATTGACCGCCGTCTGTAGATAGACGCTCATAGCGAGACATTCTTGTTGTTTTACCGATATGCGCTTCAGCATAGTGAAGATCGCAACCAAAACTATGAATTAAATTGAACATGGGCGTAGAGAGCAAGTCCTCGCTGAATTGCAGCGGAAGCTCAGGAGCCATGTTATTGATGTTGGTAATTCCTGTAGCCACGATTAAACCTCGTCACGTAGTTAATGATTTCCGTTCGATGGCGAGTCAAACTTAATCAGCCTACGGTGGCGAGTCGTGATACAGCCTAGAATAGATGTGAAACCGCTATTGCTAGCGGGTTAGGAGTTAGCGAAGCCCCTAATTTACTGCTATTTGCAATTTAGCACTCAAATTAATTGAGTGCAACTTTATTATAAACCTTTCATCGTCTTTTGCATTCTCTTCCAGTTTTCCGCTCTTCTCTTCTCATCTAAAAACTGGGGCGCACTATCACCTGTTGGAGTAGCACCTGGTTTAGCTATTGACTGTGGTTTAGTTAAATTATTCTGTGCTTTGGCCTGCTCTTTTTTTCCATCTACGTTTGGCACAAAGCGCTTAATTGCCTTATAAACGGAAGACCAAGTCTCATAATTATCAGGTGCATATTTGAAAGCAGATGCCACCTCTGGGTAATGATATTGGAGATAATCCATATTTTCGTTAGTACAAACACTTTCAAAATCGGGATAATTTTCTTTTATTCTTTGAGGAAGTTGTTGCTGTTCTCTTAACTTTCTCTCTTCTTCTTCTTTCTGTCTTTCTTTAGCTAGTATTTCTGCTACTGTTTTTTTTAATTTATCTTCATCAGAAATCTCTTCTTGATAGGTTTGAGAGGAAGGCTTATTCACTACCGCTTCTAACGCAGCTTTTAATGCTTCGGCCTCTTTTGCCTTCTGAGCTGCTAGTCTTTCAGCTTCCAACTTTTCCCTTCTTTCTTTTTCTCTTTGTTCTCTGAATAATTTCCAGTTTCTTTCCTGAGGATTTTCTTGTTGTTGATTTTCTAAAACAGGATTATTCTGTTCTTGTGCAACAACTTGTGTTTCTATAGGTTTGTTTTCTTGTTCCATGAGGATTCCATGACTGAGTTAAATGTTGATGAATTTAAAATTGATCAAGAACGAGTAAAAAAAGACTTTGAACATTACCGTTTGATGCTACAATTCATGGGAGCTAATGTCCCAATTCAAGCTCTTTGTTTGCCCAAAGTGATCGAGAATGTCCTCATCTCTGACGGCTGTCTTCGTATCTGCGATCTTATTAATCGTGACCTTACTAAAATCAAAGGGCTCGGAGATAGGCGCCTTAGTCTCTTGACATCCCGCCTTGATGAGTTTTTCTCGATTAGCCTTTAAATACTCACTCTCAGATAGCATATTGATATTGTGTTGTTTTCTGATGAATTCCCAAAATCTGAATTCATAGAATGCATCACACCATGCTTTCATCATTCGATAAGGTTTATCTACCCATGGCATTTCGGATAATTCTGCCATCGTAGCAGCATTAGGCAAAACCCATAATCTTTTTGTAAATTGATCCTTAACTTTATTATATAGAAATACCGCCTGATTTGGACGCGGAGAGGGTAGATAGAGCATGGCAAAGAACTTTCTTCGCATCACATTTTTGATCATAGGATCACCTGCGATGACATAGCCGACACAATATTCTTCTTCATCGAAAATATGTCGATGACGATGAGCACAGACCATGAGCTCTTTAGCGATTGCTTCGGTCAAAGCATGACCAACTTCTAAAGAATCATATTTTGTTGGATCGCTGGCAGCTTTGAGTGCCAGCTCTCCAGCAGTTTTTCTTTTAGCCATCAATGATCTTCTTCATTCACTTTTTGGTAGGTGGTTTTACGCTTATTAGGTTCTTTAGCAACAAAATCCGCTCCTTCTGTCAAATACATATTACGAGAAGGTTCGCAGAGATCATAGTGCATTTCCCAATGCTGATTAGGAATGGCACGTGCATTGCCTTTTGCTGGCACGGACGCGTCCTTACCATGATAATCATGGTGCACTTTAGGTCCCTCTAGCTTTTCCTTTCCAAAAGGACCATATCCCATTGGATCTATGCCAGGGCTTTTCTTTGCCATATTTTACCTATTCATATTTCATTTTATTTTTCTTAGCATAATCAGCTAATCCCTTTGTCATTTTATCTAATGACTCTGGATTGCCAAATTCTGAAGCATACTTTAACTTTGATTCATAACCGAGTTCACCTTGATCTTTTTCAAAGTGTTCGCTTGGCATTTTAGCTCCTCTCATCCCTTTCTTTTCCTTCATATTATCCCCCTGGCGAATTCGCCAATATTTGTGAAACTTGTGGATTATTTGCTGCTTTAATGACTTGCGCAAGCTCTAGCGAATTTCTAAAGTTTGCTAAATCCATATCCTCTAAATTGATCATCATCTTGACTAAGTCTAAATCAGCTTGAAGCTTCTTGTGTTCCGACTCAGATTCTATTTGAGTAATCTTAGCAGTCTTCTCTTGAGCGGATGACATATACTCTTTCTCACGTGCTAGATCGCTACGAGCCTTAGCATACTTAGCCATGATGTCGGCATTATCTTTCTTCTGTTGCATTTCAGATTGAGCTTGAGCCTGTTGCATTTGCTGTTGCGCAGCTTCTTCCATATCCTGAATGACTTGCTGCTTATCAGTGATAATAGCCGCTCGAATAATCGATTTATCAGCAACAGGAATGCCAAGCTCTCTAAAGTGCAATAGCTGTTGAAGCTCTGTTTGCCTTTGTGTGGCACTATAGTTGCCCTCCTCTACAGCTATTGAATATTTCAGGGAATGACTAGTGAAGAAGTTTTGTTGAGGATCTCTGCCTAATATATTTTTGATTTTTCCTCTGGAAAAGTTCTTTCGTAAAGCTTGCAGTCTGATTTTACCGTAGAGTCGCTGAGAGTAATCCAGTTTATCAAATATAGTCTGTAACGTAGTAAGTCCTGCTCCCTGTCTAAGCATCGAAAGAATTCCAGACTTATCGTCTGTAGCCGCTCCCAAGAGTTCTTCATTGACACCTGATATTTTAGTTATATCGTCTGCTAGCATAGTAGCTAAATCCATCATAGATGATGGAATGCTAGGTGCTTCAATACGTTGAATTTCATTCGGTAGATGTCCAGCTTTTAATGGAATTAAAAAGCCCTGACCAGATTGTCTAAATGCCTTTGGATCAGTAACTGCATCAATCGGGTATACCCAACCAGAGTTAACTTGTGAACGCAAGATATCTTCCATAATGACGACTCTGGCGTTATAGAGATATTGAGCATCTCGTAAATTGCGCACAATGCCTTGTATACGCCACATATAGGACTGGATATCAGGTTCATGATAACAGAGAATAGGAACCATCGGATAATCATCTATACCAAGAAGATTGGGTCCATGGTAAACAACCTTTCCACCAAGACAAATACCTAATTTTACCGTTGGTACTTGGACTTTCTTTACCATTAACCATGGCTGCTGTGCCAATACACGCTGCATCATGTCATCTTCTTCCGTCTCATCTTCTTCCCATTCAACTGCTTCTCCTGATTTGGGATCGATGATAATGGTCGCTTCTCTACTAGAGCGATAGTGAAACTCGTCATAAGTAAACAAGCGATTCATATCGAGATTGATAAGCTCTGCCTGTAGAGGAAAACGTCCATCTTTCATGCCAGATGGCTTCATTTTGTCGATCTCTTTGGCATAACCTGGTAAAAGAGCTTTTGCTTGTTCCTTGTCAACCCAACGTCTTCTCCAAATGAAATTACAGTCCGAGAGATCCTGCTTGCGGAAATAGGGGTCTATGAGAAAGTTGTTATAAGCCACCTGATCAGTAAAGAGGTCTCCACTAATAGGATCGAGAGTGTAATCGGGATACAGATGAAGAAGAGAAATACCAGTATCGCAAGCTCCTTCAAACGCTTGAGAAAAATACTCTTGAAACCCATCTCGATTTTCACTCCATTTGAGAACTTCGTTATAATCATCTGCTAGAGCGTCATCTTGATGAATGGGAATAGTCACGGTAGATTTACGGTTTTTACGCTGATAACCACAAATCATATTGATGTGACGGCGGATTAAATTAAAAAAGAAGCGTCTAGATTGAAAATATTGATTATCACCATAGATCATTGACCATAAGGTCTGGTCTCCTGCCTTGAAGCGCTTATCTATTGAGCCTTGCACCCAAAAAGCCGCGTTTGCAGGATATGAACTTTGGTAATACCATCCCATTAGATGCTTGAGGTCTTTAGCAGAGATATCTTCGGGATCTATATAACCTAGATAGCCATAATCGCCATTGTCGTAGCTACCCATGTAAAACCTTCTTAGTGATTAAATATCAATGTATAGCAAATGTTAATTTATTTATGTATGCTTTTTGTACGCCTTTTATGGCAAAAAAATTAAGTATAAACTTCAGTGATGGTTAAATAAGGAAATTCTAACCACTGATCTTTTTCATCAATTTTTAAAGGATTTCCCGTTGCCGATCTCCATTTATTTCCTTTTCCACCACCAAAGCGGGTGAGATCATGAATTTCTAATTTAGCAACTAGATAAATCCGTTTTTTAGCTCTCCAAATTAATACTGTTTTCCCAATCTCAGGTTTAGAGTCTTTGTAGAGATTCCATTTCACTTGATTACCACCTATCAAAAAAATCTAATTGCTGACAAAAGACCCCTTCCATCTGATGCCTCACATCCCATTTATTGCCACGCAAATTTGGATGCGTCTCTTGCAATTTACGACGCATACGAGTGATGCTTTCGGGATTTGAGATAGAGCCTTCGACTAAAGCATCTAATACGCTAGATTTTTGCGATTCGTTAAGCTCTTTGCGCCAGATTTCAGCTAATAGCAAACGATCATTATCGCGGCATTCGGGTTGATCGATGAGAATAGAGACGACTTTGCAGGCGACTACTTTTAAGTCATGATCTGGATTCATAAATATCCACCCGCTCCCTGAGAAAAACTTAAAAATTGATCGTCTCCATACACTTTACGTTTTAGCTGCTCAATGGTCAAATTCTCGTCTGGATGGCTTAATTCCCCTGTTGGGAAAGCAGAACAGCAAGCATAACGCAAAGCATCTGGCAAATGGTCATTTTGCTTTACTGGCTTATCTTCTCCCCGATCGGCAGACTTCGGACACCAGGCATAACTTTGGATTTGCTCAATCAACGTGTTGCAACTGCGATGAATGACTAGGTTTTTACCTGCTATGAATTTAGCAGTAATCTTAATACCTAAAAGGACATCATTATTAGCGTCAATGACTGGCAAATCTCTATGACGCAAAGCAAGCTTTAAGCTAGCTGCTGCTGGGTCAATGTATATAGATCGCACACTTTTCCATCCGATGAAGTCAACGATGTCTGACGCCAGCTCTTCATCTGTCTTAGATCGTCCCTGTTTAGCTGAATCCCAATAGTATTCTTGCTCGACTCTGATTTGTGGCCATTGGTTTGGCGTGACTGCGCAGAGAACAGCCGCTGTTGCGTTTGTAGTGCCGTAATCAAGCCCGACAATATAATAATTAGGATTGCTTGTAGCATGATCATACATATTAAAATGATCGAAAGTATCATAAATTGCTCCATGTGCAAGGGCCCACTCTCCTAAAATATAGCGTCGATACCACATGCCAGAGTATTCTTTCTTCAGGTTCTCTTTATATGTGTTATCTAAGCTTGGGTTATCATCAAGCGTAAAATTCCAATGGATAAGATCAAGATCTTCTGCGCGGTCAATGTATTCCTTCTTGAGCCAGTGCGAAGGTCCTTCGGGGTTGCAGGTTGCGAGAAGTTGCGCACCTTTAATGCTAAGTCTAGATAGAAGCATACGCCAAAACGGAGAAGGAATACACGTTGCCTCATCAACATATGCAAAAGCGAGAGTTGCCCCCTGAATACGACGCACTGAACTTTCGTCATGCGCTCCAACAAAGTAGATGCGTCGGCCATAGAGTTTAACTTCATTTGATTTAGAAGATGGCTCGGGAAAACCTAAGAATTTATAAAGTGTGCCTAATACATTACGTTGGATAGATTCACGGTTAACACCGATAATCATTCCATCGCCTTCAGGGCCACTCTTCATAACATCGATTAACTTCAAGATACTGGAGTAGGTCTTACCAGAACGAACCGCCCCTACCCAAATATTCAAGCGCTTATCAGCTTCGTTAAACGATTGAATTTGTTTTGGACTCAACGGCATTTAATTTCTTTTGTGATCTGATTTCTTGAATAAGCTCGGAAAGGACTTTATCATTAGGAGAAACATCTCCTTTATCTTCATGATCTTTTTGTCCTAAGTATTGCTTACCTAGCCAAATTGCCATCGCTGTATTCTTGCTCGCTAGCTTGAATTGCGTTCTTCGTAAAGAACACTTTCCGCCTTCGGAAAATCTTTTATATACAGTAGGGAAGTCTTCACCATAATGCTTTTCCGCTCTTTCATATAAAGTAGCTTTAGCTACCTTACACATGGAGGCTATTTCGTCATGCGTGCATTGTATATGGCAAAGCTCTTCAAACTTTGTCCAATCGATTGGCTTTTCTGGCCTTCCCATCTTTGCCATTTGTTATTTCCTTCTCTAATTTTAACGCAGATTTAGGGATTAGATTTTTCGGCTTTGGACTATGATGATTCCCCTTTCCCATTACAATAACTCCATACTAATCTTAACGCTGATATCTGTAGGACTCCCCTGAAATTCTTTGAGAGTCTTATCTACACAATCTTTAATGACAGGATCTGTTTCATCCACTTGATAGGCATCATAGATAGGATATTTATTCTTTAATACCCTTCCATCATCATCTTTGACAATGACAGTTAATTCAGAAAACATTAACTAGCCTTTGCATAAACATTATGAATATTAATAATCCAGCCACGTTTTCTAACCGATTTCTCTCTTCTATAATTCTCGATGTCTTGCTCTTTAATGACTATAGCATTTCCTTTACGAAATGATTTTATTCTTCCTAGACGAGCAGCATAATAAACATGCTGAAATGGCATGCCTAATTTCTCAGCAGCCTGTCTGACTGAATACTCGCCTTCTGTCTTATCATATAAAGGTTTGCCATCGTATATTGATAAATCTCTACTCCAGCGCATAAATTCATACTGCTGCAAATCCTTTAGATCTATACGCCATTGATAGCCCTCTTTGCTAGCCTTCAACTTTTTTTGGCGTATAGCAACGTGTATAGCCTGACGTGTGACATTTAGATATCTAGCTGCATCCGTAATTGTTAATATCATAGGCCTAATTTTTCTTTTTTTTTTGCCATCATTTCTGCATGTTCAAGTTTTTTGTCTTGTTTCTTATCTTCTTTCACTAATTTATCCATCTTACGATCTATAGATGCCTTCGCACTCTTAATTTTCTTATCCATCTTAATCCTCTTTATTTTTCCATTCTTCTATTAATCTAGTCCCTATCTCTTGCTTAAGGTTCTGCATCGCTCTAGTTAGTTCCTCTAGGATGCAAACGAACCTAAATGAATGTGATGATTCTCTTTGATGATAGCCATTAATCAAAGATTCAATCTGAATGAGATATTTGTAAGCTCTGATTTCTTGCTCAGTCAGCATTATTTTTTCTTCTTCTTTACCTTCTCTGGCAATTTCTTCATCTGCTTCTTACTTGTATGCTCTGCGAATTCCTTGGCTACTTCTGGCTTTTGCGAATAGAGATAGGCCATCTGCTTTTTGCTTTTAAATGGCATAATGACCTACGGAGTTAAAGGAATTTCTACTTGAGTATGAGGCTTAATATCATTGCTTTCAGTCGGCGTGCTGTCAACGACATCTGAAGCCGAGCCATGGGTACACACATTCGTAAAAGACCACGTACAGCCACTTAGCAGCCACATCATGACAATGCTAAAATATTTCATAACACCCTTACTTGTAAAGTATATCATCGAATATTTGATAATATTCTTTTAGCATTTCATGGCAAAGTAAAATTTGATCTTTGAGGCGTTCTTTCTCACAAGATTCGCGATCGATTGTGATCAGGAGGGATTCTTTGTCTCTTTGGGTTTGATTGAGGACTTCAGCGAAGTGCTGAATTTTAGCAATGGTTTTATCGTGGTTGAGCTGATCGCTCATGATCAAGACTTTTGGTTCATTTCATCAGACAAGCGAGCCATGATGGCTAGGAATGAAAAATTCGGGCATAGTCTGATATTCTCTCGTTGTACTGTTTTTTCTAACATCAAATCAATGATGTCATCTGTGGTTAATGTGATTGTTGTTTTCATATCAAAATGCAAATGGTGGTGGTTGATTGTATTTTAAAAATAAGTCCTTTAGATATTCGTAAACTTTACGCCAGTTTTTCATTCGTCCTTTAGTATTTCAATTCTTACTGCATACTCTCTTGGCTTCCCTTTTTCCTGATGATATTCCCATGTGATGTCTTTGCAATCATCTGCTCGACCTGGCACAAAATTCCCAGTTATCATCTCTGCCAACGCGTCCACAATACCTTTGAAAGCCATTGGCAAGTTATCCTGTACGTCTAAACTCCTTGGTGCTATTCTGGTTAGCGCCACTGTCGCAGGCAAAGCTATTTGCGGTCTATCGCGGTGGTAGACCGCTTTAATCCACTGTTTTTGCAAACGACGCCGTTTAGCTTTCTTCGTCCAATGTTCACTTGAGTTTGCCTCGCTAGCAGTCTTGATGGGTAGTTGCCAACTCACGATCGTTTTCATCTTAAAATCATTGCTTTAATAAAATTTCATTCTTGCCATTTTATCCTAAAATCGTCAAGACTGATTTTGATATCGCGGGAATCGCAGACCCGCGCATATTGACTCTTGTTGAGGTTGTTCGTTCTAGGTTGTGGGCTAGGCAGCTAGGATGCCTAGCCTTTTCTCATGCTAACTTGCACTCCCTGCCATCTAACGTGTAATCCTTCAAAATCCTCTCAAATGCGCTATCTCTCAAATCCTTTGATTTGAATGACCATACATCAAACAACTGACCGTTCAAGGTATAGAACGTGATGTCGCATTGACCATCGCGACAAAATTTGAGCACGTTGTCTAAATTTATCACAGTTGACGATGATTGATCTCGTGTGTATCTAACCAGCATCTTTTTCCTTTTGTTGATTTTTTCTGTTTTTCCAATCTAAAACGCTTGATACCAAGTCGCTTTGTATTTTCGAAAAATGAGAGAGACATAATGATTTTAATGTTTCCATATGTTCAAAAATGAAAGATTCCATTTCCAATTCTTTTGAATTATTAATATTAGAATCTAAATGAAGCTTGTAAACATTTAAAAGTTGGATGATATCATTAAAACCCTTATTCAAATCTAATGTTACTGATATTTTAAGCTCTTTCACGCATTCTTATCCTTTCAAAACCACGTTTTTCTAATAGGACTCTCAATTGATTTTCAAAGCCATTTTCATTAAATTTTAAAATATCAACGTGTGAAATATGCGGTATTTTGCTCTTGATCTCTATGCTATTGTAACAGATTTCCAATTGATAATTTTCTGAATAATAATCCTTTAACGTCTGTTCAGCTAATGCCTTACAACTCGTTTTCTTTATCATTTCTTTGACTTCAGGTCTAACAATAGGCACAACTTTTTCGCTTCTCTGTCTGTATGAAATCCAGGATTTAATAGCCCAATAGTGGCTTTGATTTTTCTTGTTGAATTCAGCTATCCCCTGCCTTTGCATAGTTGCTTCCACTTGTTCAATCCAATAATCGCGTTCAGCAGGAGTAAGCCCATCTTTAGCAGTGAGTCGCTCGTATTCTTCGGGATATAGCAAGACGAGACCTGTTTGACCATACGAGTTTTTAGGTCTATAGGTTTGAGATTTGTAGGTTGAAGGAATGAGTTTTTTTGGTTCTTGAGAAATATTTTCTTTTGAAGAAGAAACCGCGCACTCGCCTTGTGTGTGTTCTTCTTTTAGTTCTTTTATTTCTTTTATATTCTTCTTTTGTGTATCGATCTTGTATCGATCTTGTATCGATCTTGTATCGAAATGTGTATCGGCTTCATTAATTAGTGATTCGCAAATACTTGGTTCTGTGATGGTTATTATCGTTTTAGTGTGTATCGTTTCTTGTCTCGAAAATCCAAGTTCTTCGAATCTTCTCAATGCACGTTGCACTTTAGGTAGATCTATATCATCTTCATCGCAAAGTTTAACAAGTTGTCGATAGGTAGTCATCATTTGACCTGCTCTTAATTCAATAGGATGTCCATGATCATTTAATCTAATAGGCTTGAATGCCATATTAACTAATATCGTCACAAAAATATGACGGTATTGATAAGAAAGGCTCTTAAAATTTGCATTATTGTGTAGGGCGCGAGTGTATTTGATATAAGTATTGTCTTCCAT